CGCGCCCTTCTGAACGAAGGCCAGGAGGTCTTCCTTCCTGAAGTCGGAAAGTTTGTACTCCTTGCCCTTGATTTTCAGGGGCGAGTCCATGCCCAGATATTTCAGGACTGCTTCCGTAGTCTTGTCTGCCTCGGTCTTGGCGGCCGCCTGTTCGGCCCCCGGCTTCTCTTCCTTGGCTACCTCGGCTTCCTCGGGCTTGTCCTCCTCGGGTTCATCCTCGGTCTGGTCTTTTTCGGCTTCGGGTGGAGTGTTTAGCTCCTTGTCCTCTCCCAAGTCCTCCAGGGTGATGCCCTCGGCGGGGTCGTCGGTTGCTGTTGCTTCGGCCTCTTCAGGCTCGAAGTTGTCCAATAAATCCTTTGGCATAATATGATGCTCCTGAAACGCCGCAGTTGCCGTGTTGTCGATTGTCCCTTACGGGGTCGGCGCGGGCGTCGCGGTTGGTTGGGGTGTGCTTGCGGGTGGCGGCGGTTGCACCTTTGCTACCGTCGCGTCAATGTGTCCGTCCAACGCCTGTTGCTGATTAGGCGTATAAGAGTCGAATTTCGGACTCAACCTGTCCCGAAGGTGGAACTTCAAGTGGGCCAGGGTGTCGTCCAAATCATAAATCCACGCCAAGGTCGAGGCGGGGTCGATATTCGGGTTGTTCTCGATAAGCGCGTTCTCGCGCATGGCCCGCTTCTCGTGGAGGAGCGAGTCCGAAAAGAGTTTCTTTACCTCCCCGAGTTCGATGAGTTCCAGAACGGTCTTGGGGTCGGTCAAAATCTTGGCCTCCCATAATTTCTGGACGTAATCAATGCGGAGTGCCCGGGAGCGGGGGAGTCCCGTCTGGGAACTGACCTTGACATCGGTGTTGCCGCGGAGGTCGGACCCCCGGAACTTGACGGCCCCCTCGATGCTGTTCTTCCCACAGACCTTGATGAGCCGCCCAACGGTGTACTTCTCCTGTACTATCCGCAGGGCCAGGCTCCAAGCGTCCGAAAACACCGCGTCCATGTCGGTGATGATCGGGTCGAAAGTCTGGTCATCCTGTTCCAAAAGGACGTTGACCAACGCCCCGGAGGCGTGGCTGGCCCGATTCGGGAGCCGCCCGAAAGAAGCCTCGTGGACACCCCCGACCATCTCCAGTTCGCGCTCCAACCCCATGCCGTGCTGGATTGCCCAAGGCGGCATCGCGTCCATCCGCAACTGCTCGGGACGCCCGGCGTTCATGTTGTAGTCGATGAAGATCGTCCCGGACTGGTCCAGGACGTGTTCCTTGTTCACCACCGCGTCGAACCCACCCAGGATGCGAACCTGACTCGCCCGCTGGATGGCCTGGGATACGATGGACTGGTAACGGTTGTACGCCCGCTGGACGGGAACCAGGTCCTTCAACGCCCCGTCGTTATAAACGACGCCCTTCTCGTAGTGGCTGATGGGGACAAGCCGATCCTCGTAGGTGAAGACGGGGATCTCCCCGTAGGTGTTCTCCCGACTCTCCAGCACCTTGTCCGCCGCCGTGATGACGTACATCTTCGGCGTCCAGAAATGCTTTTTAATGACCAGTTTTCCGGTGATCTTCTCGTTGTCCGCGGACTGACTGAATTGGAAGTCCTCGTCACCGGAGTTGTCGAGCGACAACATCGTGTCGTGGACGTTCGACTTCTCGTTGAGCGAACCTTCTTCCAGTCCGTATTCCTCTTCCAGCGCGTCGGCCTCGACCTCCTCGCCGTACATGAACCACCGCCACTTGTTCCGGTCGAAGTTCAGGGGGTCCACCCGGCAGTTGAACGGAGACAGAACTTCCATCCCGATGTCCCCCGGCTCGGTGATGGTGTTGAATCGTTCGCCGACGGACTGACCGCCATCGTCAAGGACGGATTCGGTTTGGCGGGCCACTATCCCAGAATCCTCGGAGTTCCAGAAGACCCGCAGGTACGCCTTGTTCGTCAAAATGAACCAGGCGCTGAATGTCCGCCGGAGCGACTGGAAGTGGAGCTTGTCGGACAGGAACTCCAAAACCTTGTCGCCGACATCGGCGGCCTGGGTATCTTCGTACTCGTCGGTGTTCGGGACAACCCCGAGATTCGCCGAGGTCTGCGTCAGCTTCGCCAGCATCGTCCGGGCGAATGACCGCATCCGGTTGAAGACAAGTTTCCGTTTCCGCTTTATCTGTACAGGCTGGAGAGTCTTCGACCCCTTGGCGTAGTCGTAATACTGATAGCCTGCGACCCAGGCCAGGATTTTCTTCCAGCGGGGAAAGCGGACAGCGACATCGGGGTGGTCGTCCCAGAGGACGTTTGCTTTTTCGACAAGGTATGCCTCTTCCTCGGCGTTGAGTTTCTTACCGTCCGTTATTTTGGTTTCGAGTTGTCGCAGGTTCATGGCCTATCCTCAGTAGAGGCTATCCGGGTCGTCCTCTTCCGCGGCTTCCTTCTTTTCTTCCTTCAGTTCTTCCCGGGTCTCTTCCCTGACGGCCGCGATTTCCTTCAGGTCGCCCTTCCACTTGTCCTCGTAATACTTGAACTGGGGCAGGTCGCGGGCCATCAGGCGATTCAAGAGCCTGGTCCGTTCAATGCGGTGGAACGACTCGCTCACAACGTAAAGAACAAAAACGGCGATAAGGATGTATTCGGTCATGTTACGCCGATGCCACGAAGCCGAGTCTTTCCAACACGGCCAGGATGGCGTTGATTTTGCCGTTGGTCGCGTTAAACGCGACGATAATCTCGGCTTCTGTGTCTAGTCCGGGCGTAACATAATTCACCGTTGCGTCGGCGATGTGCGCCGTCTGCCTACTCGTAAACTCTACCGCTCCGGTGAATACCTTTTTCCCGCCAACAATTTCATACGGTTCGTCCATGGAATCCTCCTAATACAAATGGTCAACATCTTCCGATAAGAGCAGTTGCCCGGCCCGCACGACCCCCGGCAACTTGTCCCAAGACTCGCGTTCCCGCTCCTCGTCCGTCTTCTTCAGATGGTCGGGAACCACCAGCACCTTCGGCGGGTCGGTCGCCGCCGGGAATACCACCACGTCCAGGATGTACGCCAGGGCGTCGATGATATTATCCCTCTGGGACTTGTCGAACCGGATGAGTTCATCCCGCAGGTCCGCCATCCCGTTCGGGGCCAGTAGCACGACGCCCTTCTCGAACCAGCCCGACAGGTTGCCTATCCGCAGTCCCTTCGGGCGGGAGTGGTGCTTGAGTTCCATCAGCCGATACGGAATCCGCTGGGCGTACTCAAGCAGGGCCTTCGGGACTTTCCCCATCCTGACCATCTGGCCCAGGATGAACGGGAGCAAGTCCCGCACTAGCCCAAACTTATGACTCTCTATCCCGATGAGTCCCGGCTGGTACGCCAGGGCCGTTTCGATAATCCACTCAATCGCGGCGTGGTCGGTCAACCGCCTCCGGGCCGCGTGCCGGACGTACAGCAGCTTATCAACGCCGGCGTCAACTACGACCATCCCGCTTTCGTCGTTGTCCTTGTTGTCGGTCCCGGCGAAGTCTATCAGTTGGTAGGTCGCCCTCTGCGGGGGCAGAACGCTCCAGTTCTTGAACCAGGAGGGCTTGAACTTCGTGGCCGAGAGCGCCAGCGGGTCGTTCAAGTACTGACCGCCGAACCGGTCGCCCTGCTCCTCCTTAATCTCATGGAGTTTCTTTTCGGAGAAGAGCGTCGGGAACGTCGAGCCCCTCTCGTTCACCGGGTCGGCCCAGCAAGAGGCGTGGAACAGATGCCACTTCCCGGTATGCCACTCGAAGTACGGGTCTTCCTGATACCGCTTGAAGTCCTCTGGGGGAATCTTCAAGAACCGCTCCATCAAATCACCGTAGAGGTCGTCGAACGCCCAGCGCGTGCCGGGGATGAACTCCACCGATTTCGGCATCTTCAGCGACTGGCCCAGCCGCCAGAAGTCCTTGACCTTCACAATCTGGTCGGAGGTGGCCGAGTTTTCGCGGTTCACCAAGTCGTCATTGATGAGTCCGCCGGAGTAGTGCCGGGAAACGAGGTTCCCTTCAGCCGACCCCGTTTCTATCTTCGTCCCGCCAAGGTCTATCTCGCTCTGCGTCCAGCGGCGGGCGTCCGTCGCCGGGTTCTCCGGGATGACATCGGAGAAAATCTTTCGGAGCAGGTCGTTATATTGCAGGTTGTATTGAATTTTGGCTAGGAACTCTAAGCTGTTCGGGAGCGTGGCGTTGTTGATGATGAACTGTTCTTGCCGCCCGCTCACCAGGTTCTGCAATAGCCGCTGGGTCAACCACCCGACGGTGATGATATACGACTTGACCCAGCCACGGGGGAGGAGGATGAGCAGGATGTTCCCAGGCTGGCCGTACTTCGTTATGAAGTCGCACAGTCGTTTATGGGTCGGCGGGTAGAGGTGCTTATACCCGGGTGTCGGGTCGTCCAGGGTACAGAGGACCATCCGGCAGAGAAAGAATAGGTCGTTTAGACAACTCTCCCGCCAAAAACGGGGGTCGGAGAGCTTCGCCTGTAACGCATCCACGGCCTTACTGAAACATCCGCCCCTTGAGCGCGGCGATTATCGCCTTCCTCTTGGCGGGGTCTTTTTCGGCGTTAGCCCGTTTGAGGAACGCCTGCCGGGAGGTCATCTTGTCCGGCACGTTGGGTTTCTTCTCGAACTGTTTTAGGTTCGCCGCTATCTTCTTGACCTGTGCCGTCGGCTTCTCTTCCTTCGGCAAGGAGGCTTCTGGTTTCGTTACCTTGTCGCTCGCTAATTCCGGCATCGTTATCTCCATCCAATCGTTGAATTTCCTCGACAGTCACGGCCCCGCAGTCGATAAGTCCCCGCGCCATCTCCATGTTCACGTTGATGGTCAGTGTGCGTTTCTCCTCGATGTGACGTTCGGGAGAATAGTCGCCCCGGACCTTCAGGGCCTTGTCGAGATACAGTCCCCGAGTGAAAAAATCCGGTGCCCGATCTTGTAGCACGTGTCCGTCTTTCGACAATTTCGTGGGGTAAGTCGCCTCAAGCCCCTCTCGAATCTTCGAGGACAGGTACGTGTCGTCTATCCCGGCCTTCGCCATCGCCGTCTGAAGCGCGGTCAGGACCGACGGCTCTCGAAGAAGGGCCGACCCCTCGCTCGCGTGGGCGAAGCCCGCCCGTAGGGCCGACTGACCTACACCCAACCCGTCAACTAGGTTCTTTACGAACTTCTTACGCCGGATGCTGGTCTGCGGCTTACGGGTCCGCGTTACTCCGCTCAAGGCCCGAGCATCCAGAGCGCCTTCCGCGTCTTCTCGCACTGGCGGAAGGACATTGGACCCGACTTCTTAATCCAGTTCGGGCCGGGGGTCACGCTATCCCGAAGGATCGCAAAGTGGGACAGAAGATATGGGGTGTGGTCAGGCCCCATATACCAGACAATGAAACGCTTTTTCTTGCCCAGTTTGTTGAGAAGTGGGATCAGGGCCAGAAGGTCTGTCAGGACACTCATCGCTTCGTCCCCTCCTCGATCTCGCGGAACTTTCCGTTGGTCGTATAGTAAATCCCGAACACGCCCCGGAACCCCTTGCCCCGGAGGTAAGAATCAGACTCTCTATCTACGGGCGAAAACCCGACAGGGATGAAGTGGTTATGGACGCAGAGGATGCTGTCCGATACGGCTCGGCCCGTGCCCTCGATACTCTCCACCACCCACGAAATCGGGACTCCGACGCGCGTGGAGTCGGACGTCGAGAACGTCAGGAACGAACCGTCGCGGAAGATA